GATACCGCATGAGCAATCAATCTCAGAACGTCTCGCAGATCGCCAACTTTGGGCAGGCATGGAAGCTGGTCGTAACCACGCCGCCCGATGCAACTGGAGGTTCGCAGACATACACGCTCTCTGAGATGGCGTGGACTCCCGAAACGATGAAGATCGCATTTGAGGTAAACATTCTCGGCTATTCCTCTCATGCGACTTTCTGGACTGCCAAGATTGAACTCTATAATTTAAGCGCGGATCAGGCACAAAAGTTCATCTATGGACAAGGTTCCACAGTTGAACTGAGTGCAGGTTACCAGGCTGGACCGTTCGGCGTGATCTTCGCCGGGACCGTATACCAGACCATGTATGAGCGGCCTGAAGTGATCGATTCCAAGGTTACGCTGATGTGCTACACCGGCCTTGAAGAAACTATTGGGAACTTTGCGCAGTTTCGAGGAAATGCCAACATGACGCAATCGGCGCTGGTGGCGAAGATGTGCGCGGGTGCCCAGGTGCCTATTCCCATCGACCCCGGATCGCAGGATGTATTGCAGGCGCTTCCGCAAACTCAGCTTCCCCGCGCCCGTCCATTCTTCGGAGATCCTCACAAATTCATTGACGATGTGGCGGCGGCAAACAATCTGCAATCGTGGTACGGATCGAATGGCGTGGCAATCAGCACAATGGCTGATCCTGGCGCGGTGACCACGATAACCTACACGCCAACAACGGGCATTCTTGGGGTGCCACAGCAAACGCAGGACGGTGTGAATCTAGTCGTAAAGCTTGACCCGCGACTGCGCGTGAGCGTGCCCCCGATGCAAATCAACATCTCCAGTTCAATCATTCGGCAACTTCAATTCACACCTCCTGGGTATCGTCCAATTCTTGACCCGAATGGTAACTATCTAGTCAACGGTTTGCAATATCGCGGCGACAGCCGAGGCAATCAGTGGGAGACTGAGATTACGGCCTTTACCAGCGTCGGCGGACGCGCAGCCTACATCTACGATGCCACGAATCCAAACGGGCCATCACTGGACAGGAGAGCGCCTTATGGGAACAACTAACGTTGGCCTCGTTCCAATCCAGCACCGGCTTTCTGTTGAATCCGCGCCCATCACTCAGGCTCTCCATCAGTTCGAGTGCGACTTGCGCGTGTCGATTCCGGCTATTGTGGTTTCCTTCGATGCGGTTCGGCAGGTCGTATCAGTTCAGCCGGCCATCAAAGAGCAGATTCGCGTGAAGGCTGTTCCAACGCAAGTGACGCTGCCGATTCTTGACGATGTTCCGATTGTGCTTCCGATGGGCGGCGGTTTCTCGCTCACGTTCCCGATCAAACCAGGAGACGAGTGCGACCTCGTATTCTCCGACATGGCCTTCGATATGTGGTGGCAGTCGGGCGGGGTGCAGAAGCAGCCAGATGGCAAGCTCTACCGGCACGACATCGGAGACGCCAAGGCCCATTTCGGGCTGCGCAACCAAACCCGCGTACTCGCCAACTACTCCACTACAAGCGCCCAGTTGCGTTCTGATGATGGAACGGTCATCGTGGACGTAGCAGAGGCGGGAGTGACGGTCACAGCCCCGGCAACTAAGGTTTTAGCGAGTGGGGGAACGGCACTTCCACTGATGAGCAAGAATTTCCTTGACTATTGGAATGCGAGCATTCTTCCATTTCTACAATCAGAAGGGTACGCTGGTCCACTTCCACCGAGCGATGCCGTAACATCGATATTAGAGGCCCAGTAGAATGAGTACAACGCCTACGATCCTTGTACAACAGAACGACGCTAACAACGATCCCATCGAGGGACCGAATGGGCCTGTGTTCATTGCTGATCTCGACGCCGTTGCTCAAATCATTTATACAACCTTGCGCCTTTTATTGTCAGAATGGTGGGAGAACTTGACTATTGGCTTCCCGCTATTCCAATCACTCATCGGCGCATCAGGTTCTCCGACCGATCAGGCTGGCGTCATGCTCATCATCCAGCAGACTATTCTTTCATGCCCGTATGTGCTGCAAATCGTGGATTTTAGCTTTGAATTCAACAGCGCAACGATGGCCAGCACGTTCAGCGCAGTTGTCAGTTCCGCGTTTGGTAATATTGTGATAACGAATGCGCCCGGTTCGAGCGCCCAGGTGAATGCATGAGCTATACGGCACCGTACATATCTCCGACTGCCGGACTAGTCATTCCAAGCTACGCTGATACCCTCTCTGACCTCATCAGCAACTATCAGGCAATTTACCCGCAAGTTGTTTATATTGGTACAGATACAGCGAAGTACCAAGAACTTTCGATATTCGCACTGAAAATTTACGACACGAATCTTGGAAGTCAACTTGCCTACAATGCGCGTTCGCCAATCACCGCAGTTGGTGCAGACCTTGATAGCATTGTGAAGATGAACGGGTTGGCGCGGTTGGCTGCTTCGTACTCAACTGCTCCGGTAACGATCACTGGCGTCTATGGAACGGTCATTACGAATGGAACCGTTACGGATACACAGGGGTACATCTGGGATTTGGCATCACCGATCACCATCCCGAGCGGTGGAAGTGTGATAGTCGGGGCAACTTGCGAGACAGCCGGCGCAATCCAGGCGCAAGCGGGAAGCATCAACACAATATCCAGTGGCACTACGGCGGGGTGGGTAAGCGCGTCCAATCCCTCAGCGGCAAGCGTTGGCCTACCAACAGAGGCAGACTCGCAACTGAGGGCACGCCAAGCCTATTCTGTGGCCATGCCATCGATTACGCAACTTGGATCAATCAACGCAGCAATTGCGGCGGTTTCTGGTGTCACCCGGTATGCAGTAGAAGAGAACTACACGGGTACAACTGACGCGAACGGATGCCCAGCGCACTCAATCACCGCAGTTGTGGAGGGCGGAACGGATGCTAATGTGGCAAACGCAATCTTCCTTAAACGCGGCGATGGTGCGTTGACGAATGGAACCACGCACGTCACCTGCACAAGCGCAACGGAAACGACCGTAATCGGCTTCTCGCGGCCAACCTACGTACCGATCTACGCGACGATGGTCATTCACGGTTTGAGCGGCTACACCACGGCAGTTCTCACGTCCATTCAATCCGCTATTGTTACCTATTTGAATGGCCTCCAGATTGGCGAGTCGGTCACGTTCTCATCGCTGTATTCGGTAGCGCAGTCGGTCATGCCAAGTCTTTTGACTCCGCAGTTCTCGATCACGTCACTCTTTACGGGAACCTCGGCCAGCCCTTCAGGTACTTCCGATATTGCGATTGCCTACAATGCGGTAGCACAAGGTGTATCAGCCAACATCATCGTGAGCCAAGCATAATGCCACTTTACAGCCAAAACGGTTATGGACGCGGGAAGTATGGCATCGGCGATACAGTGCCGATCTATTCTCTTCCGGTGAGCTATTATCTGAATCTGCTCACGTCCGAATACCGCCTGGCTCCTAATCTAAACTCGTGGCTCGGGGTGTTGCTCTCTCCGCTCAACGATACGACAAACATGCTTATGGGATTGACTGAAGCGTTCGATCTGGATTCTTCTGTAGGTATTCAGCTTGACACTTGCGGAGCAATCGCAGGAGTAAGCCGAACGGTTGGATTCCAGCCTTCAGGTGGTGTGAGTCCAGTTCTCGATGATGCGACATACCGCATACTCATCAAGGCGACGATTGCGAAAAATCAATGGGACGGAACAAATGGAAGCCTTCAACCAATTTGGCAGGCGCTTTTCCCTGGCGGAACAATCGAGAACATCGACAATCAGAACATGACTGCCACAATCGTGCTTTCGGGCGCGTTCACTTCCATCGTGAAAGACCTCATCAGCAACGGCTACATCGTTCCGCGCAAAGCAACCGTGCAGTATACATACACGTTTGCCGAGCAGCCGCTATTTGGAACCGATCTTTCCAGCACGCTCATCGCCGGGGTTGACCTCGGCCACTTGGTATAGGTGAATCATGGCGACAACGAATTTCATAGTTTTCAACCCTGGCGCAGCGAATCAAGAGACGGATGCGCAGTATCTTGCAGACGCGCAACGTATCGCGGGATATGGAACCGATCAGATTGTTCCTTCGCCGTTGCTGAACAAGGCGACCTATCAGGCTACGACATTCTGCGCAGCGTTTGGTCAGATGCTTGCGGCCAAAGGGTTCACAAACTCGGATGCTTCATTTTCTGCTCTGGCGGCGGTGCTTGCCAATATCCTTACCACCGCAGACTTGCTTCCCAATCTGATTTCAGTCGCATACTCGCCTACGCCTTCATTCAATGCGGCCGCATCCAACGGATTCCAGATGACGCTTGGCGGAAACATCTCGTCATCTTCATGCCCAGGAATCACGGCGGGTCAGTTGCTTGCATTCTATTTTGTGCAGGATTCGGCGGGCAGTCGCACAGTGAATTACCCAGCGGGATTCACCGGAACCGTGCAACCCGATCCCGCACCAAATTCTGTGAGTGTAATTTTATTCCGCGCAGACATTGGCGGAACGGCCCGCGCTGTCTCTCCGCTCATTAGCAACAACGGGGTCTTCTTCGCGTCTCCCACTTCCTTTTCAAGTAGTGTCTCTGTCTCCGGAAACCTCACTTCTCCGACTCAGGCATCCTCGGACAATAGCACGAATGCGGCAACTACCGCATGGGTCAATGTGTGGGCGCGAATTGGCCTTACGATCTCTCTCGGAACCAATGGATACGTGGGCCTTCCGTCATGGATCGGCGGATGGATGATTCAGTGGGGAGTGTCATCGGCTCCCGATCTTGGTTCTGGTGGTGCGCTTGGAGTTTCTTTCAACGGAGGCGGATTTCTCACGCAATGCTTCGGAGTTGTAGCGACGATGAACAACAATATTGGGTCAAACATAAGAACCATCCAGGCGGTCGTTACTTCACGCTCGACTTTCAATATCGGATCAAACGGCAGCGGGGCTACAGCGTTCTGGTTTGCAGTAGGAAATTAAGGAGCGATCATGGCAAACACAAGTCTAGGATTTCCGCAGCCGTCGATTGGCTCCAACAACTGGGGCGGTCCTACGAATGCAGGGTGGGCACTCCTTGACCAGTTTCTGAATGGAACGCGGGCTATTAGTGGACTCAATGTCTCTGGAAATGTGACCATCAGCGGTTCATTGACGGCGGGATATATCGCTGGCGTGATACCTGCTGGACTTGTCCTGATTCCGTTCTCCGCGACTCCGGTAATCAACGCAACGCAGGGCCTTCAATTCAAGATCGTCCTGACCGGAAATGTCACCAGCAGCACGTTTATCAATGGCGCGTCCGGCCCGACAATCATCGTCGTTCGTATCGTGCAGGACAGCGCAGGAGGTCACACGTTCGCATGGCCTAGCAATATGCTCAATGCTGGTACGCCCAACACGGACGCCAATTCAACCAGCGTACAAATGTTCGCGGTAAACACCGATGGCAGCGCAACCGCTGTCGGGCCAATGATGTATTCCTAGGAGACACAATGCGCAGAACAGTTCTGACGATTTTCGCTTTTTCGCTTTTCATGCTCATCCCCATCGATGCGCTTGCGCAGACCACACAGGGGCCTACCAAGATCAAGGGAACCGCGAGTAACGGCCTGAGCCTTGAAGTAACAGGACCAACGCAATTGGATGGCGCACTCACCGGCACCAGCGCATCGTTCTCAGGCACCGTCGCGGCTGGCGCGATAGTATCCCCATCCGCATACTTTGCTGGCGCAGTCAATACAGGCGGCCAAATTTATTGCGCTCCCGGCCCGATAAACGCATGTATCGCGACGGCTGAGGCATACGCGCACAGCGCCAACGACGGATCAGATAACGCGGTCGAGGTGTATATTCCCCCCGGCGCTACCATTACCGGAGGGCCAATAACACTCATTTCCGGGATGACTCTGATCGGTACGGCACCCCCACGCTATATCGACAGCGCGGTAAGTTGGGGATCTGGCGCGGCTCCTAACGGCGGAACATGGATTAATTGCGAGGGTAATCCATGCTTCACTGCCCAGACAGGCACAAACGGATCATCGAACATTAATATGCGCGACCTAGGTTTCACAAACTGGACAGGCCATATCTTTCAGGTGGGCGGCCCGAACGCTGTCGGAATGGGCTACGGGAAATTCGATAACATTTACGCCATAGGTATCCCAGCGTGTTGCACATCTGATCAAGGATTCGTCTTTTACAACTCGCAAAATATCCAGATCAACCAGATGAAGATCAACAACGTTAACACTGGTCTGGCCTATATCAATAACGTGACCGCTGGACAGGTGGAGGGAGGAAACGCTGAGGTCACCGGCTTCTATACCTACACCTATGCGAAATCTGTGGCGAATGGGAACAGTACGGAGCCGGGAATCTTGCTCCAAACCGGAGGAACGGGATTTGCTGTTGGAATGATTACGCTTATTCGTCCACAGGTAAACACCTACGCAGGTGACGGCACTTCGGATGGTATCGAATTAATCAATGCGCAAGCGGTGACTATTATCGGAGGCGACTTTGAGGGGGGAGTCTCGGGGGGAGGCCCATCATGCTTAAATAGTGTGCACTTAGTAGGGTCCGGCTACAACACAATTTTCTTGGACAACGCTGGTGGGTGCACGAATGGCGTAAGTTTAGACGCAAGCTCTGGTGGTAATTATTTTGGTGGCTCCGCAGGAGCGATCCAAACAGTAGTCTCCCCTGTTGGCGGGATGGCCACATGGACGAATACCTTTGCAGGTAATGGGTACTTTCCTGCCTCCGGGTATGCCCCGCTGCAAATTGATTCAACGTGCGGACTCCCATTGTGCGCGTATAAAACAGCTGTACTCGGACAGGTGTTCATGCCAAATGGCTTTACAGTATCCACGAGCGCAGTTATGCCGGTAACAGTATCCCCCAACACCAATGATGCCGTAGAGATAGGAACATTTACAGGAGGATCATCTTACGGAGGGACGTTGTTCGTGTCAATATATGTGCTCGGGGGAAATGGGTCAAGCGGAATGAATATTGGGAAGATGTACGCAATACCTTGGGCCTACGGATGTACGACTGACTATCAGAAGGTTATCCCTTTGGCTTCGAGTGGTACATATCTGGGAAATGACTTCGATTTAGATGTGAAATGCAGCTCTTCCAATCCTACTGATTTTAGCCTATGGATTGTGAGAACTGCGGGAACTGTAGCTGGTACAGCCTCGGTGTGGGTTCAGGATGTTGGGACTTATTTCACGGCGTCCAATAGAATCTCCGACGCAGACGCCATGACGCCATCTACTGCGGTTGGGACGATCACGGCGGCAACAGCAATCTACACCCCGTCTGAATCAGACGATAATGTGCCGCGCATCCCTGTAACGACGTATGCCCCCGGATCAGCAGCAGGAACGGGCGGCACAATAACGTGCGATACGGTGGACGGCTTCACATGCACAGCACGCAGCGGCGTCATAAAAGTGGTGGTCGGCACGTCTCCATCTGGAAGTTCCCTTGCCACTCTCACTTGGCCGACAACAACCAGCATAGCAAACTGCGATGTGCAGG